CAAACAAGAACACGCTGAATTAACAGGTGCTATAAAAATATGTGAAAAGCTTATTGCAGAAAAGGATGAAACTGAGGAAGAAAGCGAATAGCATAAGAAAAGATCGTATTTAATTTCCATGCAAAAGGTCATTAACACTTTGAGCGTGCTTAGTTTTGTTTTGTCTGCTGGATTAGCAGGAGGAACTGCTTATGCTTACTTCTGGATCACATCAGAAGAGACACAAGAAAAGCTAACTGAATACGCAGTTGACGCAGTGAAAGGTGCCCTCCCTATTCCTGGTGATTTAACAGGCCCAGCTCTTCCTACTGCTAGTCCTTCTATGCCTTCTTTGTAATGTCAATTATTAGTCCTCCAAGTCGTTTAAGTTGTTGGAACTACAGAGTAAAAGAGGTATTGCGTGTTGTTGATGGTGACACGATTGATGTTGATATTGATCTTGGTTTTGACCTTAGAATTAAACAACGGGTCAGAGTTGCAGGAATCGACACGCCGGAAAAGCGAACCAGAAATAAGGAAGAAAAAGCCCTCGGAATAGATGCGACTAAGTGGCTGGAGGATAAGATTGCGGATGCTTTTCTTGAAGGTCAGGAGATAACAATTCGGACTGAAGTTGACAAAGGAGCAACTGGAAAATATGGCAGATTATTGGGATGGATATATGTCGATGATGTAAATATCTCACTAAACGAGCAGATGGTGGCGGAAGGTTATGCATGGATTTATGACGGGGGAACAAAAACAAAAGACTTAGAGCAGCTAAGAGAAATTAGGCGAAATAAAGGGACTTTATCTATTTAAAACAATGGAAGCAGCAACACAAGCATGGACATCTATGAGCTATGCCGAAGGGTTTTTATTTACGCTTTGGATCGTGGCTTTGTATTGGGGTAAAAAAAGGATGGATTTACACTTTGATCGCAAGATGAGGAAGTGAGCGAAATATCTGACATACAAATAAAAGGGATCAATATTTCTGATATTCAGTCAGGAATTTACATTCATCCATCTTTAAATGCTCCCAATATTCCTGTTTCTGTTCCAATAGGTTTTCCAATTATTGAGATGCCTTGCGTAACGGCAAGAAAGGCCGAATATGAGAACAGTGCGCTAATAGACAATGATCCAAAAGGGAATGTTGTTTTATGCCCAGGAGGGGTTCCAAGCTATCAAGCAATGGACTTCACGCCCAATGAATTTGTATATGCACAGGAAGATCAACCCCAAAGATTTCAAGAGCCAGAAACACCACCAACAAGCGAACCACCACCCACCCCGCAGGGCACGGATTGCCCGCCTGTTGATGCAGCAGAAATCGGGAGCAAAGTTCCCACTTCAGACGGAAAAGGCCAACAAGAAATAACGGGGTATCAATTAGTTGGCAATAGATGCGTCACTCAATATAAAGACGTTCCATTGGCTGAACAAATAGCAGATGCAATACCTTCTGCACCTCAAGTAGTGACGACTGCCAGCATTGCAATAGTTGCTACTGCGGCAGCCGCTAGTACACCCCTCTTGTTAAGAATAGTACGTCCACTTGTAAAGCAAGTTATAAAACGGGTGCAAAAACTACTGGGTCGTAAAACAAAAGTTCTTTCAACAAGGGAAAGGATGTTGAATCAAAGGGAGTTAACAATTGCTATTCGGACGTTGAAGAAGATGAAGAAGTAGGTATAGTAAATAAGGACAGACCACGAAGCTGTCGTATGCGGCGATGCGTCGGTTGATACAGGTCACTGTCCTTAACAGAGAATACACCGTGAAGTCGTGCTCGATTAACAGGTCAATGTTCTCTACTTATTCAGAAGAAGTAGGTATATCGTGTCGGTGCGGCAATACTTGACCCATTTTAGGCAGAACAACAACATCCTCACATAAAGAGTAATAAGGAGAATCAGGGTGAAATTCTATGCCCTTAAGTTTTAATTCTCCGCAGTTTTTCAGCCGGGCAATGTGGTAATTAAGTTGTGAATCATAAAGCAACTGCTCGGTCCTAGCCAATTGAGTATCAACTGATTCTTTGCATCTTCTTTGAAGTGAATTATCTAATGGGATCGAGAAGGTTAAGGAAAAACCGAGGTTCAACGCGTGATTATCCTTCTGCCCAGTGCGCGTAGCAACGTAGTGAGAGATAGACCCATCATCGTTATATTGTGGTGCGTCATACCAAAATTCGCGAGGGGTAGAGTATTGATGAGAGTCAGTAAGAAATGGGCTGAAAGTTAACATTGGACCTTGACATAAAATATTACCTCCATACTGGTTTTGTATTAAATTACCTTGCAGTGATTGTATTGCCATATTGGTCACAGAACCACTGGAATTAGCGACAGGAGCAGCGGTTTGGGAGGTATTTGCTAATACTTTTACAGGGCTAAACAGTATTGCTATTGCGAAAAGACTGAGGTAGTTTCTGTGACGCTTTCTATATTTGTCGTTCTTATTATTGTCGTTACGTTGGACAGGCCAGGGGCCGTATAGCTTTCGACAAACTGAAAGGGATCTCCGTTCGTGGTAATTGTGACCGATGGTTTGTTGGTTAAATCTGCTCCCGTCCATGTGTAGTTAGTGCCGTTAATTGTTTGAGTTGTAGTTGTTGGTGCTGGTGAAATGTTGCCATCAATTGATAAGCCTGTTCCGTTTAATGTGTAAGTATGACCCGTATTGTAATCGTGAGATGTGATATTTTCTGTGACGATACTTGTAGTTCGAGTAACTGCCGACATAGTTCCAGATGAAAAGTTAGGAACTACTGGAACAGCTAGCACCTTAGCTGGCATTAATAATATAAATAGCGGTAAGTAACGCTTCAAAACTAATCAACCAAAGTTTCAATAATGCTTGTTGCTGTGCAGCTAGATCCAGATCCCATTGTTCCGCCACAGGTATGCACGCCTGAAGTCAAACTCGTGATCGTTCCTCCACTCACTCCCCCACTCCCTGTAACTGTGGAACCAAGGGAAGGAAGCGAACCAACTACACCAGAGCTAACTGTTGTAGCAGATTGGATCGCGTCACCTTGAGTCAGCGATTCTGTGACGCTAAACGCTGAACCTGCTGTCGTTACCGTAAAGTCAGTATCTATAAATGCGGGTACTCCTGCGGTCACAGAACCAACGTTCAGGCCTCCTATTGCTCCAGAGGTTGTTGTCCCTGAAATTGTTGTTGAAGGAGTGATATTAGATCCTGTTGCTGAATAAGTTGAACCTATTCTTGTTGCAGAAGAATAAGCAGGATCAAGAGTAATCGTTGCACTCGATTTTATGGAGTGACGCACATCGGCTGAAACTGGAGCCGATAGCAAAAGGAAAATTAAAGGCCAGAGTTTTTTCATGCTGGAGGATTTGTAGAAGGTTTAACGGGTGGTTCGACTACTTCTGCACCCAATATCTTAATAGGAGTTTCAACCCGAATGGTCTGGAACCCGCCGGATTGAGTTGCAACAATCTTTTCTATATCGGCTTTACTGAGTGGTTTTTCTCCATCTGATTTGTAGGTACCGTCTCCTCGTTTTTTGGCTGTTTCAATTCCAAATGACGCCAGACATCCGGTAAATATCGAGGCTACGAAAGTTATATCTTTAGGTGTCTGCTGGCCTAAGCCTGGTATTTCTATATAGTTTAATGAAATAATAAATCCACTCCAGATCACTACGCCCAGTCTGACAAATGTAGACAGAATCGCCAGTTGCTCTTCTTTATCATCTAGCCCTTCTTTGAGTTTGTTAAGCACTCCCTTTTTTTTAGGAGGAGTAGAGTTTTTTGGATCGTCAGGCAAAATAACCTCCATAATTTAGGTAGAACTTACACAAGGCTAAATGGAATCAATCCTCCCTGCAATCATAGGCGCAACTGCTAGTGCTTTATTAATGATGCTCGCAAATATTTCAAACAGAAGAGAGCGCGACATAAGAGAGATTTTTAGGAGGCTGTCGCAAATAGAGAAGGAATTGGCACAAGTTCCAAAACCACGTAGATTAAGAGTGTTCTGATAAAAACCATGGAAGAGCTATTAAGTAATCCTATCTTCTGGGCAGCCGTCGCCCTTGCGAGTGAGATTGTGGGCAGTAGTCGTTTAAAGCAGAATAGTGTGATTGCACTTATCTTTGACACCCTCAAAAAAATGAAGCCTAAATCAACATCAGATGCGGAATGAAGAGAAAATACGAAAGGATGCTAAAACTTGAGCGGTTATATGTGTTAGATGGACGGCATCACCCTTCGCACAAAAAGCATGGAAAATACGAGGGACTTGAAGAGAGAGCAGAAGAGCTTGAATCTGAACTTGTTGAGCAGGTGCGATTGTGATCATTGTTTGGAAATAGAGAGGCAAAAAGAAAGGGCAAGGTTGTGGAGGGATAGTCAAATTTTTAAAACGTGTTAGCGTTGAAACAACCCCATC